AGGAACGGGTGGCGGTAGTCTGTCCTGACCTATAGTTGCAATAATGCAACACGACTGATATACCATCACCATTCCATAAGACTGTGACACCGATAGGTGAATGCAGCTCTGAATTGGAGCAGCCCGACTAGCATCTCGAAAGCCAGAGCCAAAGCGGATCGACCTGAACGCGAAGGCAGAGCGGATCGACCAGGGGGGGGTGGTTTCCAATTTGGGGTGGTGGCTGCGAACCGGCGGGTGATCCTTCCCACAAGCTATCTCATAAATAAGTTTCACTTATGAAAACTGCTGTGATATATTTGCAACAGTTATGAGTAGCATGAGACAATCCCGATGCCTGTTCCCCTCGACCTGATCCGGTCGCACCTTCGATTCCTTCCCGGCGAAATGGTCGAGGAGAATGCAATCCTCGAACACTATAAAAGCACGGCCGAGGAATGGGTCGCTGCCTATTGCGGCATTCCATTCGACGACACCGACAAGCTCATGGTCCAAGCCGTGCTGCTGCTGACCGCTCATAGCTATGAGAACCGCGAGCCTATCGCCTTTAGCAATCCCTACATGGTTCCGTTGTCGGTTCATGAGCTGCTGTCGCCCAGGAAAGAGCGCGTGACCGGCTATGTCGCGCCGGTCGAGGAGTCCGAATAATGGGCATCACAAAACAGACTTCCGACGCGCTCGCAAGGCGGCTCGCTGCTATTCCCGAGCTGGTGAAAGCTCGCGTAAAACCCGCCATCAATGCCGGCGTGGCCGAGATCGCAGATGACGCCCGTGCCCTGGCCGAGGCGAGCCGACGCACGGGTGATCTAATCGAGAGTATCGAGGAGACCCCGGCCGGCGGCACAACGCCCGCTTACGGCACCGGCGGCTCGCGCCAGCTCGACGAGCTGCAAGGGGCTGTGACGGCCGGGAACCCGGACCAGCGCCACGGACACCTGGTCGAGTTCGGCACCGCCCCGCACGTCCTGGGCGGTATCTTCGAGGGCGCCCAGCACCCCGGCACCGAGGCAAAGCCGTTTCTCATTCCGGCGCTTCGCCTGAACCGCGACCGCGTGAACCGCCGGATTAACCGCGCCATCGGCAAGGCTATCAGGGAGGCGCAACAATGAGCCCGGATCTTGCCTTGCAGAGGGCCATTGGCGACAAGCTCGCTTCCGTTCCGGGCATCCTGGCGCATGTCGATCCGCTGAACATCCGCGCCGGCTCGATCCGCGACGAGAATATGCCGGCAATCCAGATCGGCACCCCTACCATTCGCGACCTGCGCCGGTCGATCAATGGTCACGCTGTCGCTGACCTGGGGTTGGTGCTGCATGTCTGGGCCGTCGATGACAACAGCGACGTGGCCCAGGTGATCGCAGGTGTGGCTATGAATGCGCTGGTGGATGCGCCCAGGGTCGAGGGAGCCAGGGTGGATGCCTGGGAACGGCCGACCCTGACCTGGCTGCGCGATCCTGATCCGGCGCAGAGCTATTCCCATGGCGCTATCTCACTGCGGGCACAGCTCGCTTGGAGGCTCGACCAATGAGGGCCGGGGCGATGAGGCATAGGGTCGAGCTGCAACGCATGACTTCAACCAAGACGGCCAGCCATCGGGTTGTCGAGACCTGGACAACCTACGCGCGTGGATGGGCCGAGATGCGCCAGGCGGGCGTGAACGAGATCTTGGCCGACTTTGGCGAGCGCCAAGCGAATAGCGCGGTCTTTATGATCCGCTGGCTTCCGGGCGTGTCTGTATCTGATCGCCTGGTTCATGACGGGAAAGCCTGGAACGTCACCGGGCTTGTCGAGATCGGGCGCAGGCAGGGGCTGCAAATCGTGGTGACGGCGGCATGAAACCTGTTGCGATCTTCCTTTATGAGCTTTCCGGCAAATCGGCCGAACCCTTCGCGGCGGCTGGCTGGGATTGCTATTGCATCGACGTTCAACACCCCGGCAATTTCAGCAAGGGCAACATTCACTTTGTCCAGGCTGATGCCCGGCGGTGGAAGCCGACCCGCGACATGGTGCAGCGCTGCCGGTTCTTTGCTGCCTTTCCGCCCTGCGACGACCTGGCCTGTTCGGGTGCCCGCTGGTTCAAGGGCAAAGGGCTTCATGCGCTTTCGGATGCAATCGAGCTTTTCGCCATTGCGGCCGAATGGGCCGAGTTCTTCGAGGTTCCTTATCTGATCGAGAATCCGCGTAGCACCATCAGCACCTATTGGCGCAAGCCCGATCATTGCTTTGACCCCTGCGACTATTCCCAGCTCGCACCCTCGGAACATTACACCAAGAAAACCTGCCTCTGGACGGGCGGCGGCTTCATCATGCCGCCCAAGGCCGCGTTACCCGGCCCAGCCCAGGCAAACGTGATCCGCGACATGGCGGGCAAGGGCCGCAACCGGGCGAACGCGCGCAGCGTGACGCCCATGGGCTTCATGCGCGCTGTCCATGCCGCGAATTTCAACGCCCAGGTGCAACAGGTGGCGGCATGAGCGTTCACAATCGAGGCCGCAAGCCCCCGCTGCAAGCCGATAAGGAGCCGCTGACGAAAGTTCCCCGACCGCCGGCCCATCTGGACCATTATGCTATCGGGGAATGGAAGAAGATCATGCCCACGCTGATCGCCCGGCGGATTATCTGCGCTGCCGACCTGTCGTTGATCGCGGTCTATTGCGTGATGATCGGGACGGTTACGCAGATCGAGCATGAACGGAACCTTGCAGGTGGCGTGATCGACCCGAAGATGTTTGGCGTTGCGAACCGCGCTGCCCAGACCGCAAGGCAGATCGCGGCGAATTTGGGGCTCGACCCCGTGTCGCGCCAGCGGATGGGGGCTGCGGTCGAGGTTGAGGACGACGACGACCCCATGAGTATCTGATGACCGCCAGCACGTTCCCCGCGTGGATCTATGACGGCTCGCCCATTCCAGACCCGGACGGCTTTGGCGAGCGCGCCGTCCGGTTCCTGCGCGCGCTGAAGCATCCCAAAAGCACGGCGCCAGGCCAGAAGTTTCAGCTCGATCCGTGGCTGGAACGGATTGTCATGGCGACCTACGGGCCGCGCCATCCAGATGGTTCGCGTATCTGCAAAGAGCTATGGCTTCAGCTTCCGCGCGGAAGCCGCAAAACGTCAATTGCTGCTGCACTGGCGCTGCTGCACCTGATGGGGCCGGAACGTGCCCCTGCCGGGCAGATCATCTTTGCGGCCAGCGACCGCGCCCAAGCTGCAATCGGCTTCACGGAATCAGCTGATATTATCCGCCAGCATAAATCCATGCTGGATAAAACGACCATTTACGACCCCCATGCCGGGATTAAGACCATCAAGTCGAAATTGGACGGCTCTACTCTGAAAGCTGTTTCGTCCGATGGGAAGGCGATGCACGGCACGACACCCACGTTCGTTCTCGCTGATGAAATCCACGTCTGGAAAGGCCGCGAGCTTTGGGAAGCTCTACGTTCCGGCATGACGAAAAGGGCCGGCGGGCTTTGGGTAACGGCGACCACGGCCGGCAGGGGCCGCGAGGGGCTTGCTTATGAGCGTTACAGCTACATGAGGAAAATCGCCACGGGCGAGATTATCAACGCCGAGATTCTTCCGATTATTTTTGAACCGGGCGAGGACGACGATTGGCTCGACGAAAAGACCTGGTTCAAGGTAAATCCTGGTCTAATTCACGGTTATCCGGTTCTATCCGAATTGCGTTCGAAAGCGGCCGAGGTAAAAGACAACCCGGCAGAGGCATATTCGTTCAGGCAGTATGCTTTGAACGAATGGCTTGGAAATTCCACGGCGCCCCTGTTTAACTTCGACACCTACGACGCACTGGAATTTCCTGACGAAGAAAAGGATCTAGAGAAACTGCCCTGTTTCCTGGGTGTGGACTACGCGACCAGCGGCGACCTATCTGCCATTGTCGCGGCATGGAATCACCCTGATGGGAAAGTTTCGATCAAGGCATGGCCGTTCGTTCAAGGTGAAGGCATTGAAGATCGCGAGCGCCTGGAACAGGTTCCTTATGCTCAATGGGCGAAGGATGGGCATATCGAGATTGTGCCCGGTTCCGTTGTGCCGCAACAGACTGTCGGTGCGAAGATCAAGGAGCTTTGCGACCGGCACGACGTTCAGGAAGTCGCCTATGACCCGGCGCGTTTCCAGGCTCACGCAACAGAGCTGCTGGCCGAGGGCGTTCCCATGATCGAGATGCGCCAGGGGCCGCTTACAATGGGGCCGGCAGTCGGGGAACT